GTGGTGACTGCATAGCTGCTAGTCAAATCTATTCAATGTTGATGGACTATAAAGGAAATATAACTATCAAGATTGATGGAATAGCCGCAAGCGCAGCTTCAGTAATCGCTATGGCTGGAACAAAGGTGCTAATGGCACCAACTGCACTTTTGATGATTCATAATCCGGTAACTCTAGCCTATGGTGATCATACGGAAATGAGTAAGACAATTAAAATGCTAAGCGAAGTTAAAGAAAGTATCATCAATGCCTATGAAATTAAGACCGGTATGAGTAGAGCCAAGATATCTCGACTAATGGACGAGGAAACTTGGATGAATGCAAACAAAGCAATCGAACTTGGATTTGCTGATGACATCTTGAAAGATGAAAAAAAGCAAACCGATGTGAAAGCATACGCATTCTCAACCAAACAAGTAGCAACTGCACTACTTAACAAAATTGCAGTAAAGATAGAAACTAAAAAGGAAAACGGGCGAACAGCAGATGAATTGCTGGAACGCCTTTTTTTAATCAAGTAAGAAGGGAGAAAATAAAAAATGACTATTCAAGATTTAATTGAAAAGCGCAAAAAACTATGGGAAGGTGCGAAAGCATTTGTTGAAAGTAAACGTGATAAAGACGGATTACTAACTGATGAAGATATCAAGACTTACAACGAGATGGAAGCAAAAATCAAAGCATTAGGTGATGAGATTAATCGAATGAAGGATCAAGAGTTACTTGAAAACGAACTGAAGAAAGCAACAAGCGTACCACTTACTCAAAAACCAGGAATGAATGAAGAAATAAAAACCGGTCGAGCAAGTGATACATATAAAAAAGCAATGTTAAATGCACTTCGTTCAAACTTCAGACAAGTTAGCAATATCTTACAAGAAGGCAATGACTCAAGTGGCGGTTACCTAGTTCCTGATGAATATGATGCAAGATTAATTCAAGGTTTAACTGATGAGAACATTCTTAGAAAACTTGGAACAGTAATCAAAACGAGCGGTCAACACAAGATTAATATTGCAGGAACAAAACCAGCAGCTGCGTGGGTAGATGAAGGTGAACCATTATCTTTTGGTGATGCAACCTTTAATCAAATCAACCTTGATGCCCATAAACTTCATGTTGCAGTAAAAGTTACTGAGGAACTCTTATATGATAATGCTTTTGGACTAGAAAATTACTTAATCGACCAATTTGCAAAAGCCCTAGCTAATGCTGAGGAGGATGCATTCTTAAATGGTAACGGTGAAGGAAAACCTCTCGGTATTTTTGCATCAACCGGTGGTGGGGAAGTTGCCGTTACTACTGCAAGCTCAACTGCGATCACTTATGATGAAATCGTCAATCTAGTGTATTCGCTAAAACGTCCATACAGAAAGAATGCAAAGTTCATCTTAAACGACCAAACAATCGCAACTTTACGAAAACTAAAAGATGGAAACGGCCAATACATTTGGCAACCTGCACTTCAAGCCGGTGAACCTGATCGTTTACTTGGTTATGAAGTATTAACTTCTGCTTATGTTCCAACGATTGCAGCCGGTGCTCCAGTTATTGCCTTTGGAGATTTCTCCTACTATAACATTGGTGACCGTGGTGTTCGCTCTTTTGCCGAGTTAAAAGAACTATTTGCTGGTAACGGTATGATTGGTTTTGTTGCTAAAGAAAGAGTCGACGGAAAACTTGTGCTTTCAGAAGCGGTTAAAATCTTAAAAATCAAAGCGTAAAGGGGGTAACTTAAATGAGTTACAACGTTAAAAATTATACCGAGCAAGGTGGAGAAAGAACATTCATTAATGGTGAGATTGTGGTTAACGGCAAACTTACTGTTAATGAGGGTGCAGAAGTAATAGGTGTAGAGACAACTCCCTACACCTTAACTCCTGCAACTTCAACCTCAATTGGTGGAGTTAAAGAAGCTACAAATATTAAAGAATCATCTGCATCAACCGTATCTTCATTAAAAGATGACTTTAATGATTTAATTATAAAATTAAAAGATGCTGGTGTAATCGCTAAAGATGTATTTACTCTTTCTGCTAGTTTCATTACCACTTTGGTTGGAGATGAATTAGCAGAAAACCACAGCAAGATTGAAAGTATTATACTTGATGAGAATATCATAACTATAAAAGTAGCGGTTGATGAATTAGTATCATTCACTTCAGATACTCTTGAACAAGGAACCCATAAATGGATTGGTTTATCAATTGGAACAGGACTACCATCAATCATTGATTGTATTTACAATGGAACTTATCTATTTGCTCAAGTTGATGTTGATGAAGCAACTGTTGTAGGATGCCCTGAAGGATCATTTGTTCTTTGGATCAAGTGTGATGAAGTTGTAAATACACCTAAAGTAATTACACTAGGAAAACCAGGTTATAAAACAGAAACTTTAACTATCGTTATAGAAACAGAATAAAGGAGACAGTGGTGATGGCAACTAATGATCTATTACAAAAAGTAAAACAAAATCTAATCATCGAACATTCGATAGATGATGCCTTAATCCAAAGTTACATCACCGCTGCTGTTTCTTATGCAGAAGGTTATCAACATTTTTCAAATGGCTACTACTCGGAAAACCTTATGCCTCCAACCACTGAGCAAGCAGTTATAATGCTTGCCAGCCATTTTTATGAATCAAGAGATGGTTCAACTGGAGGCTTTTTTGGAGATAACATTCAAGCAGGTGAGCAAGTCTGGAATACGGTCAACATGCTCTTAAGACTTGACAGGGAGTGGAAGGTATGAGTTTTGGAAAGATGAAATCCTTCATTGCCATTTATCTGGTTAAAAAGATAAAAGACCATGATGGTTACATGACTGATACTAAAGAATTAGTTGCATCAATTAGAGGTTACCGTGAAGGTAGACACGGAAATGAAATGTGGGCAAATAGGTCCACTTTTTCTTCTGCTACTGATTTATTCCGGTTTAGAAAAATACCAAATGTGAATTTAACAACAAGCATGACGATTGTTTGTGATGGACTAGAATTTGAAATCTTTTCTATTGAGGATGTAAAGGGCAAAAACATGTACATTGAAGTCCTAGCAAAACGAATTGAAGCAACTGATAGTTAATAAAGGTAGGTAGATACAATGCTGATGGCAGAAGCCTTAATTGAATGTGCAAATGGAGTCAAAGAAATCCTTCAAAGTTCTGGTCTTATTGAAGGCGAAACACTCGAAAGTTTGGATGGAGTAGACACCGTGGTTTTTTGGCATTCGCTTGCAAAAAATGGTGGCGGAAATAAAGATACCTACATTGTCTGGAACGTGTTTCCTAATACACCACTTGTTAGAGCGGATGACTCAAGTAAACGATGGCGGAGTAGTGCATTAATTGAAATCTATACTCGCTTTAGTCTAACCTACCTTTCAATTCAACAACTCTTAAAAAGAATTAATCAAGAAGCAATTAATAGTGGATGGGATGTATCGCTTTTTGAAGCACCAAGTTATGAACCAGAGTTAAAGCGTACAAGATACACCCTCCAAGTATCAAAAATTATTTAGAAAGGAGAATTCCATATGGGATTTAGAAAACTAAGACTATTTGAAATAACAACTGAAGTTGGATCAGATGGCTATCCGGTTTATAGTGCAACCCCAACCAGACTTCAAGGAACAAGTACCGATGAAGACTTTAACAGTGTATCGATTAAGTTAACAAGCGTCAAAAAGTCAAAAACCCTCGTAGCCGATGATATTGAAAAGGTCCATGAAATAGAAGTCGGATACGATATTGAACTTGAGGTGTTAGGTGTTGATCCAGCAGCTACCGAGAGTGTCTTTGGATTTGTTAAGGATACGGCTGGAAATGTTAAGGAAGTAGTAAACGGAACAAAGAAAAAGTTCGGTTTGTTCTTTGAAGGCAAAACTGCTAGCGGCACAGTATTCCAAAAGTACCTTTATAAGGTTTCATTCTCGACTCCAGACATCGAGCAACAAGCCGATTCGGGTGAAAATGTCGTAACTTTAAAGATTACAGGTAAGGGTGAAATCATCACTGATTCTACCGGTACACAAGTTAAGGCTTATACCGTTTATGAAGGTAACTCGGGATTTGTAACAACTGACCCAACCTCGATGCATAAAGGACCGGTGTCTTAATGATTATTAA